AACACTTTAAAATTTGAAACAATGAAACGGAAAATCGAAAACTTTATTTTTGACACAATCATATATGTTGCTGCATTTGGATTGGTATGCACATTTTGCCAACTATGCGCTCACGCTGATAAATGGATGGGGTTATGAAAAACAAGGAAACAAAAATCAACAAGGCATTGTTGGGATGGCTTTTCTTTTTAGTTGGCATCCGTACAATTTATCTTTTCAATGATGTATTCACTGGCATATTTACAATCCTGATTGGGTTTACAATGATGCTCACAAAAAAAGAATCATGAAACATTTGACCGCAGATTATAAAAGATATTTGCAACTGTTGGATGCAAAGGAATTCACCCGATTGCCATTATCAAGGCAATTGATGGTACTCAAGGAATTGAATGAACTTGAGAAAAAAATTGCACGTGAATAGTGTGATGAGTAGATTAGTTTTGTTTTATTATTGTTAGATTGAAAAGGGGTTTCCAATTGGTTTCCCCTTTTTTTTGTACTTTTATTTTGTGGATGCTAATCAAAGGGGTTGCTTTGCTGAATATAAGTTTGGCACAATAGCAATGGAAAATGGATTCAATGTTTCAATGCCTTTGCTTGATGCATCACCTTATGATGCCATAATTGAAAAGGATGGCAAAGTGTTTAAAATACAAATCAAATCGGTTTCCGCTGATCGTAAAAAAAATAAAAGCAACATTCATATTTCACTCACACGTACTGGAAAGGGTTATCCAAAAAAGTACGTTGATTATTTTGCCATCTATTTTGTTGAATATGATGGCTTTTTTATTATTGAGAATAAAGAACAAAAAGCAATTCGATTGGGCATTGATGGTATTTACAAAAAAAATTTCCGTAACTTCGCATCAATTCTTTAACGAGTTTTTTTTCTGTTTCAACTTAAAAGGAGGCGCAATCAATGTGCCTCTTTTTTTTTAACTTTACACAAATTAAAAGCAATGAGGCAAATCAAAATAAATTCCACAACTGGAAATGAAATTATCACCATTCAGGATGTGAAGGATTATGCACGTATTGATACATCAGCGGATGACACACTTATCGGGTTGATGATTGAAACCGCACGTATATGGTGCGAAAATTATATTTCAAGGGATATTGTGCCAAAAAATCGTACATACTATGTGGATACAACAGAAACTGGATTGATTGATATTCCCTTTGCTCCAGTGGCATCGATTGAATCAGTTACAATCAATGATATTGCTGCAACGTACACAATACTTGGATTGGATAATGAAACCATCGAATTGGATGGCGGTGCTGCGGAAAAGGTGAAAATCACATACATCACAAGTGGCATCAACAATGCGCTTATGAAACAAGCAATGCTCCAAACAATTTCAACGTATTATGACAATCGTGCAGATTTTGTTCAAGGATCAAACGTGCATTTGATTCCAACTGATGCCAAAACAATACTCACATCTTACAAATCAATGTTTGTGTAATGGATGCAGGGCGATTGAATAAAAGGGTGAAGGTACTGCGATTGACAAAAACCGCAGATGGATTCGGTGGGTTTACAAGTTCCGAAACCATTGTTCACACATTTTGGTGTGCCAAAAAAACGAATAGAGGTGAAATAAGCCAAGAAAACGGAATTCGGGAGCAACGTACTGAAATTGAATTGATAATGCGCCAAAAGGCGGGAAATCAAATCCTGTTGAGCGATGTACTACAATTGGAGGCATCGGATGAAAAATTTCGCATTGTGGATATGTTTGATGGATTGTATCAAAGATTTAAGTCAGGTGCATCAGGTGACAATGCGGAGGATTATTTCACAACAATCAAAGCGGTTACGATATGAAAGCGGGAATAAAAATCAATCAATCGGATTTGGCAAAGTTGAATAAAAAACTTGCACAATTACAAAAGTTTTCAAAACAGCAACTTTCAAGTGAAATTGGAAGGGGTGCGCAGGAAATTGTTGGAAGGGCAAAACAATCCGCTCCTTATGATAACGGCAACTTGCGTGGGAGCATAAGTTCAGAGGCATCTGGAAAAGGTGTTGCGGTTATTGCTGATGCTGAATATGCGCCTTATGTTGAGTTTGGAACGGGATCAAAAGTGAGTTTGACTGATATGAAGGAACTTGGCATTCCTGATTCGTATGCAGCACAATTCAAAGGCAAAGGATTTACGGGAAAAATTCCAGTTGAGGTTGAAAAAAACAAATGGAGGATGGTGCAATTTCCAATCAATCTTTCACCACGACCATTTTTCTTTTCATCCGCAAGGGTGGGTTTCAACAATATGCTCAAACGAGTGGATAAAAAACTTAAAAAATTATTATGAAAGAAGTGATTCACCGCATAAGAAAAGCCATCATTGACCGTTTAACAAACGAAGTTTCATTGCGTGGCAATATCGTGCCAATTTATGGCAGAGTGCCATCAGATGCAACGTATCCATTTGTACGGGTTTATTCCCTTACAAACAATGAAGTTGATGAAAATCAAACAACATTCAATTCCGAAGTGATTACAAGGATTGAAGTGGTTACAAGATTTGAATCGGACAATGGAGGGGAACTGGATTGCAACTTAATTGTTGATGAATGTTTATCTTTGTTGCGCACACGATCTGCAAACTATTTTGATTTAAGCGCACAAGGATTCAATGTGTACACATCACAAAATGAGGGCATTCAGTATATTGAGCAAGATTTGAGTGATCACACATATTTCAGAGCAATCATTGAACTTTCCAATCGTGTGGAACAAATTCCTCCATCGGGCGGATTACAAAACGAATTACAAATTGAATTACAATCATAATGGCAAAAATCACTTTTACAAATAAAACGGATAATCAAACATCAGCATTGGCGGAAATTTACAAAGTGACCGCATCCAATGTGAATGAAATCAAAACAAGCGTAAACGCAATATATGATGATCAAGGCGGGTTTGCCTTTTATGAGGATACTGCAACAAGCGCAACTCCCATCAATTTAACTGCGGATACTTGGGAGGATTTAACAAACAACAAGGCAGGAACGGGAACTGAAACAACATACAAACCAACATACATCACTGGGGATTTGTGGGATTCAGCAACCAATACAATTGATTTGAGTGAGGTGCCAGTTGGAAAAGTTTTATTGATTCGCAATGATTATGATATCACAACAGGTTCTGCAAACACACGCATGGATTCAAGATTGTATTTTCCAGATACAACAAAAAGCGTTGAGTTTGCACATGATTTGATTGCAACATCTGGGGATGAAGTGCGTTATTCACGCACAACTCAATTCTTTGTAACAAGCGCAATCAAAACAAGCGGTGTGAAAATACAAGTGAAAGTTGATAAGAGTGGAGCAACCGCAAGGGTTGAGGATTTTCAAATCACAATTTTAAGTTTTTAATGAAGCATTTTAAAATTAGCGAATTTGATTCACCTGATGAAATTGGGAGCGGTGAGCGTATGGATGCTGATGTGTTGCAAATGATTGATCAGGCACGTGAATTGTTTGGCAAACCAATACGCATCAATTCGGGTGTGCGCACTGAAAAAAGGAATGAGTTGGTTGGGGGATCAAAAACCTCAAGCCATTTGAAGGGATATGCAATTGATGTGAGTTGCGATAATTCAGCGGATAGGTTTCGTTTGGTTGAAATTTTAATGCTTGTTGGTTTCAATAGATTAGGGATTGCCAAAACGTTTATTCACATTGATAATGATCCCGATAAAAGTAAAAATGTAATTTGGGTGTACTAATGAAAACACTGTTTGCAAAATTATTAGGATTGAATAATGGTGGCAAATCATCATTAGGTGAATTTGCAAAGGATTTGCGTGAAGCAATAAAAGGCAAGGAAATTGATCCTGATAAAATGATGGAACTTGTAAAGGTGCAAAGTGAAATCAACAAAATGGAGGCACAACATCGAAGCGTGTTTGTTGCGGGATGGCGACCTTTTATTGGTTGGATTTGTGGAGTTGCACTTTTGTACAACTTCATTATCCGTGATGTTATTGCGTGGTTTTCACCTGATGCAATTCCTCCCGCAATTCAAATGGATCAACTGATTACAATTTTATTAGGTATGCTCGGGTTGGGCGGATTGCGTACCTTTGAAAAGATAAAAGATAAAACGAAATGAACATAAAAGATGATGCAAGTTTAGCGTTGATTCCAGTTGCTTATAAAACAAGTAAACTTTATTCGGTTATTCCAAACACTGATGATGGGGATTTTGATTTTTCAAGAGGTTCAAATGGAACACGAGTAAACAAAGGCGGTTTAATCGAAACAATGCCAATTAACACCCCAAGATTAGATTACCCTCTATTAGACGGTGTAGTACAGGGTTGTCCTACGCTATTGTTAGAACCGAGTAGAACTAATTTGATACCTTATTCAGAAGATTTTTCTAATAGTGGTTGGACTTTAGATAATACTACTGTTGTAGCAAATAGTGCTGTAAGTCCAGATGGTAGTTTAAATGCTGATAAGATAATTGCTACCGCAATAAATAGTTCGCACTCTGCATTTATTTCACTTTCATCATCAACATCGTCTGGCACATCTTATTGTTATTCATTTTTTGCTAAAGCCGAAGAATATACAAAGACAGCAATACGAATTGGTGGTGGTGGATATAGTTCTCAACCTATGGCTGTCATTAATCTTTTAAATGGTTCTGTTGTTAGTCAGCAAGGATTTATAAGTCTTTCTGTTAAAGATTTTAGTAACGGATGGTATAAAATTAATGCAGTTTTTACAGCAACATCATCAGTTGCACCAAACATTCAACCTATTGCAGATGGATTTACTACTACATCAGATAATTACACCTACAATGGAGATGGAACAAGTGGAATTTACATTTGGGGCGCACAATTCGAAGCAGGAAGCTACCCAACATCCTACATACGAACAAACGGAGAAGTAGGTGGTGTAACTCGTTCAGCAGATGACTGCGTAGATGCAGGTACTGCAGCTGACTTTAATGATAGCGAGGGTGTTTTGTATGTAAATGCTAAAATTGATGACCCAAGTGAAGCAGATGACAATGATTTTTCACTTGGCGACGGTTCTTTTGTTAGCAATAGTGTTGAAATATCTTTTAAAAACATTTCAGCTTCATCACAAAGCATAGTAGGGAAATGCGCTATTGATGGCTCATCATTATCTATAACACCCACTACAATAACCGATGCGAGTATAAAACACGATTTATTTCATAAAGTAGCATACCAATACAAACAAGCTGATTTTAAAATGTTTGTAAATGGTTTTAAAATAGGAACTTCTACATATAATGATATATTTCCAAGTGGTGGCTTGGTAAGGGTTAGCTTTGAAGGTAACGGAACTGCGGGTACTAAATTTAGAGGGAATACAAAAGAAGTAATGACTTTTAACGAAGCGTTATCAGACACAGAATTAGAAGCACTTACAAGCTACGATAGCTTTAAAGAAATGGCAACAGAACAACTTTATACAATAGAATAATGGCAAAGACATTTAACTACGGAGCAGGTATATGGGCAA